TACGTCTCGCCTGCGACCTGGGGCGGCGGCTGTGCGACACCCCGGATGTCGACGTTGCGGAGGAACGTGATCGCCCCGTCGTCGAGCTTGATGCAGATGGTGAAGTTGCTCAGGGCGGTGCCCGTCGCGTAGTTCACCGTGTCGTACGACCGGACCTCCGTTTGGGAGGTGGACTCGATGCTGAGCAGGTAGTGGCCGTGTGATACGGCCCCGCGCAGGTACGTTCCGGCGCCCATCCCCTCGATGATGCGCTGATAGGCGTCTCCGAGCGCGGCCGCGAGGTTCACGGGGTTGTCGCCGTTCCAGTACCAGATTCCGCGGCGCCCTGCCCAGATGGCCCCGCCCTGGTAGAGGCGCGCGGTCATTGGGCTGATGCACCCGTCGTCGTGGATCCTGTCGGCTCGCCAGCGGTCCGGGGTCGTCCCCACAGCGCCGAGGAGCACGTGCGCCTCGGTCTCCGTGCAGATGACGAGTCCCTGCGCCGCCGGAATGAGGGCCGACACGTTGTCTTCCGACACGACGAGGTAGTCCTGGTCCAGGTCGACGGCCTCGAAGTGGTCGTCGTCGGAGTAGGTGACGACGTTCCCCGTGGCGTAGAACTGGTGGCCGGCGTACGAAGCGTTGATCCAGCCGAAGGTCTCGTTGACCGCCGACATGCTCTGGCCCCGCTTGATGGCGATGTAGTCCGCGTTCAGGAGCGCGACGGCCGCGTTCGACGCCAGCGTGAGCTGGATGTCAGAGGCCACCGCAGACACCGTGCCGACGTAGGCGTACTCCGTCGTGAAGATGTCCCACGTCCCCGTCGCCAGGCCGTTGGCCCGGAAGCGGGTCTCGCCCCCGTTGACGGTGGTCGACGCCGTGGACGCCGTGATGCGCCCCTTGGAGACGCGCCGCGCCAGGCCGCGCCAAGCGGCCCCGAACACGGTGTTCGCGCCGGTCGACGCCCGGATGGCCGGAGCCACCAGGGTCAGGACGTTACCGGAGACGCTTTTGACCACGCCTACGAGGTCGCCGCTCGAGGTGTCGAAGACGAAGTGTCCCGGCACCCAGTGCGCCCCGTTGGCCGTCAGCGTGATGGTCGTCGCCCCGAGGGTGATGTTCGCCGACAGCGCGTACGACGCGTTCGCGGGCGCCCCGAGGGATGCCCCGCGCCAGATGACCAGGGACTGGCTGGTGGCCTGGGGAGTGCCCAGCCCGTCAGACGTCCCGATGAGACAGCCGCCGCCGAGCGCGTCCTTGGAGTCGAAGTAGACCGTAGGCCCAGCGCCGGCGATGCTTTCGGAGATGGTCGTGTTCTTGAAGCCGTCGATCCGTAGGAACGAGTCGGAAGTGCGCTTCGTAACAAGGGCCGCGGACCACGTGCCAGCCGGGTTGACAGTCGCTGCGATCCCGAGAGAGGAAGCGGCTGCTACCGAACCGACGCTCGTCGCCAGCCCCGCCCGACGGGTGATGTACCCGTCCTGGTTGAGGAAGGCGTCGATGATCGTCCAACACTCGGTGTCCTCGATCTCGTGCTGCGACTTCGCCCGCACCACGCCCTGCGGTGCGCCAGCGAACGTCGCTAGCTGGACAGTCACGACCAGTCATCCCAGGAGGTCTCGATGACCTCGGGCCAGTCGTACTGCTTACGCCACGCGAACTCGCGCATCTTCTGGAGGCCCTCCTCGAAGTACGTCTGGAAGCCGCCAGCCAGCTCGGCGTCGTCCTCGAGCGCGTACAGCTTGTACAGCGACCCGTTGACGAGGACCGAGCGGTGGAACTCCTTCGGCAGGAGGAGGTCGCCCTCGGTGGACCCGGCGCCAGAGGCGGTCAGGACGTTCGGCCGCTTGATGTACGCCATGCGCACGAAGACGGTCGCCGAGGGAGCCGGGAAGAAGTGGAGCTCGTTCCCGAGGAAGTAGTAGACGAGGGGGTTGTCGACGACGTACTGCGTGTTCGACCCGTACCTGCGCTCGAACTCGTCGTACCGCATCCACTGGAGTCTTTGCCCGTTCTCGACCTTGGCCGTCAGGACGGCGCGGAAGTCGGCGGGGAGGTTGTTGGACTGGTCGCTCGAGCCGGTGAACGTGAGGCGGATGAACGCCTCGAGGAAGGGCCACGCCTCGCGCGTGAGAACGTCGTTGTAGACATCCTGGATCACAGCGAGCTTGCGAGTCGGGGAGGTGTCCTCGAACCCGTGGTCGTCGATGTCGGAGATGATCGCCGGGACGTCCATCTAGACTCCCTTCGGTACGTAGACGCTGATACGCCGGCGGTCGCCCACCTTGTCGTACTCGTGCAGCATCCTCTCGGCCACGACCTCGTTGTACTGGTCGGCCTCGTACTCGTCGCGCTTGCGACGCTCGTCGGCCTCCTTCTCGAGCTGGTCGAGGATGCGCTTGCCGTGCCTACTGATGTCGTGCTTGCCGAGGATCTTCTCTACCTCGTCCGCGCGCGGGAGCTCCTGGCCGAACCCGAAGATCGGGTGGCCGCTCTCGCCTTTGGTGACCACCCAGTCGCCGGTGATCTCATGCCGCTGGAGGTCGAGCGTCGCGTCGTATGCCTTCACGGCGCGCGCCACCCGGCGGACACGTAGATCGGCCACGCCCACTCCGGGAAGCCAGAGCGAGATGGGGGCCTCCGGCACAATCGGTGCCGAGTTCTCCACGATGTCTCCTTCGTTAGTAGTCGAACGTTGGGTCGATGAGGAAGTCGCTGAAGCGACGTCCGGTGATGTAGACCTTCGAGTCCACGACTCCGCCAGAGGTGCCGGCGGCCGCCAGCGCGAAGACCGCGAGGACGGGGGACCCGGTGCCACTGATCGGATTCGAGGCTACCGTGCCTGCGCCCGCGAGGGCGAGGACGCCGAGGGTCGGCGAGCCGGACCCCTGGACCGCTACCGTGCCTGCACCCGCGAGGGTGAACGCGGCCAGCGTCGGGGATCCAGAGCCAGTCCTCGGGACGGTGCCAGCGGCCGTCAGTGCGAACACTGCCAGCGTGGGGGTACCGGTGCCGTTGATCCCGGGGGAGACCACCGTACCCGCACTCGAGAGCGAGAAGACGGCGAGGATCTTGTTCAGCGTGCCCTGGATCGCTACGGTGCCCGCCGCCGACAGCGAAAGCGCTGCAAGCGTCGGAGAGCCGGAGCCGGTCCGAGGGACGGTCCCTGTAGCCGAAAGGGTCAGCGTGCCCAGAGAGGGCGAACCAGAGCCTTGTACGGCCACTGTGCCGGCACTCGAGAGGGTGAAGACCGCTAGGGTCGGGGTGCCGTCACCAGAGATTGCGCCGGCGTCCGCCGGAAGCAGGATCTCATAGTGCCGGGTACCTGGGGCTGGCATTTAGAACCCCGAAACGGTTCTCGTTACACCGCAGTACGGATAGAGAGCCTGAGAGGAGATTGCTAGCGTGGCCGGGTTAGCTAGTGCGAGGTTCGACGCCTGGGACAGCACGCCCCCCATCTTGAGGAGCTCAAGGGTGTAGAGAGCCGTCCCGGACGCCACGTTGGTCGTTCCCGAGGCTGCGTAGGCGAAGAAGTACTCGCCCGCGGGAAGGAGAAACGGGGTCGGAGTGGTGAACTGAGGCGCCGAGGCGCCGGCCGTCACCGTCGACCCGACTGCGTAGATCCGCTTCCCCGCCCGGTCGAAAATGCCGAAGTTGGCGTTGCCGCCGACAACCGACCCGTTCACCCAGAACACCCGGTTGACCGGATAGTCCCAAGGGACACTCACCGGCACAAAGCACGAGTAGTTGGCGACCCACGTAAGCGACCCGCAGCTCCCGTTCGCCATCATCCTGAGTTCGTGCGCCGCCGAGAAGACCGTGTACGTGTGCAGGAAAAGAGGCAGCACGTTGTTTTTGTCGCTCATGCTGCCTCCTTAGATGACGGAATTGTAGTGGGCCGAGAGCAGCGGGACGAAGGTGCGCGTGTACGCGACCGGAACGCCCGGGTTGGGCGGGGTGTCGGTGATCCCCGTCTGCTCGAGCACCCCGCAGGTGCGGAGAGAGAGAGCGGTCTGGGACCCCGCGCACATGTACGTTGCCGTCGCCGAGGCCACCACCATCATCAGGTAGTAGATGCCCGGCGGGACCGTGATGTCGGCGATGTCGAGCGTCTGCGTGACGGAGGCTCCCGTCTGGGTAGCAGCCGCCACCGACGTAAGCCGATTGAACGACTCGTCGTAGATGCCGACCCCGAGCGTACCGTTGAGCGTGACCCCGTTCAGCACCGTCATCTTCTTGAAGGTGCAGGGCTGCTCGACGGTGACCGGGACGTAGATACCGAGGCCCGACAGGGGCCAGGCGGTGGACGTCACGAAGTTGTTCGCCCGCTGGTAGGTCATGTACGCCATCTGCGAGTTGAGCAGGCTGCCCGTGGACATCACCCCGGTCTTGGGGGCGATGGTCACCTGTCGCTGGTCGCTCATGCGAACTTCAGCACCTTCCACGGAACCGAGATGGTCCCGGCAGTGGTGGTTCCCTGGATGCTGAAACGCAGGGAGTTCGCGTCGGTCAGCTCGTTCGAGACAGGCCCGACGTTGACGATCTTGTCCTCCGCCGGCTGGATGTCGTCGCGGCGGACGGTGTAGAGCACGCGTGACGTGCCTCCCGTGAGGACCATCTGGTACACCTTCAGGATCACCGTGTCGCCATCTACCATGTCGTCCAGGTCGACGACGAACTGGAACGTGCCCGCCACGTTGGGGGACGTGACGAACGTCTCGGTTCCGTCGGACGTGTGAGTCCCGGTTGCGTGCGCGGTAACAGCCATGACCTAGAGGCTGAAGCTGAAGGAGGTGATGGTGACCGACTGCCCGGCCGTGATCGACACGGAGTCGAGGTTGATGTCGGACCCGGAGGTCCCCACCGTTCCCTCGAGGCGGCTGGTGGTCGTGCTCGCGCCGCCGGAGTCGCCGGAGCGCCTCATGCGAAAGTGGGCTGCGGTGCCGGTGCCGTCGGCTGACGCGTCCTGCCAGGTGCCTGCCTTGGCGATGGCCGAGCCGGAGGCCGCGGCAAAAGCGTCGGCCGGAAGGGTGATGGAGGCGAGGAGGGTTCCGCCCTCAGCCGCCTCTGGTCCCGGAGCAGCGCCCGAGCGGATCTCGAGCACGCCCGAGTCGAAGTTGATGCCCGACCCAGAGTTGAAGTCGCCGTCGAGGATGACGCGCTTCATGGTCGGGGAGAGTACGATTGCCATGCGGTCTCCTAGTTAGCGATTTGTAAAGACGATTCGTCGCCTTGGACTCGAACCAAGATTGCCGGGTCCAGAACCCGGTGTCCTACCGTTAGACGAGCAACGAGATGAAAGTGGGTGGCGGCCAGGGTAGGCCAGTTGCCACCTCGCCTCCCAGACGAGGTACCACCCACAAGCGCGATTAGACTCCGAGGTCCGTGAACCCGGTCAGTCGCATCGAGGTGTTGCGGCGAGACGCGCCCAGGTTGATGTACCGGAACAGGAGCGCCTGGAAGGCGTCGTAGTCCGGGACCCACCTGATGGTCAGGCCGTCGCGGTCGAGGAAGGCCCAGTCAGCCGGGCTGTACGCCTGGATGCCGTCCTTGTCGACGAACGAGACCTGGCCCCACGGATGGAGACGGTCTGCGTAGAGCGTCATTGGACCGGCGCCCGCGGCGAACGAGAGCTTCTCGAAGCCTCCGCGGAGCGTGGTCGTGTTGACGAACTGGATCGGAGTCGAGAACGACGTCCCGAACAGCCTGCGGAGCAGGCCGGGGGTCATCATCACGATGGTCTGGTCCGCGCGCGATCCAGCGTTGTTCACGCGGTTGTACGACTGCATCAGGTCGTCCAGCTCGAGCGTGGCGCCGAACGAGGCGTCCACGATGCCCGACCAGAACTTCTTACCGGCGGTGGCGGGGTTGATGCCGCCGAGGATGCCGGTCCCGATGATGGCCTGGAGGCCGGAGTCGATCTCGTCGACCACGGCGCCGGTGCGGTTACCCGACCTGACGACGCGGAAGTCGGTCGGAGTAGGCGTGAGGTCGACCGCGGCGTCAAGCGTGAAGGTGCCTGCCGTGAGGTCGACGTCCGTCACCGTCTTGGCCGAGGCCACGACGGCGTTGTCCGACGTCTTGAGAATGTCGACGACCATGCCGACGTAGATGAAGCCCTTGAAGATGGCTTCCTTGTCCTGCGGAGTCTGGGTTGCCGAGTTGACGCCGGCGGCGTCGAGGACGATACAAATCGTCGCCGAGCCGTCGCCGTAGAACTGGCGCGCCATGTCGCTCTGCACGTCCTTGCGGATGTACGAGAGCTCCGACTTGAACGCCTGGAGGAACGCGCCGCGATCCGAGTTGGTGCGCTGGATCGACTGGCCGGTCACCTCCACGCGAGCGTAGTGGTACTTGAGCTGGTACTCAGCTCGGTTGTAGCCCTGCTGCCCCGCGTTGGGGAGCTGTGCGCGCTCGGCGCGCGATCCGATACCACCGGAGCGCGAGCTGTGAAGCGGCACGACCGCCTTCAGTCCTTCGAGGTTCTCGTCCGTGATGTTGAGAAGCTGCGTGACCATGACTTCCTGGTTGAGCTGCTCGTTCACCGGGCCGATATACCACTCTTTGAGGACCGCCGACAGTCCAGCAAGGTCAAGTCCGCCAACGAGTGCGGGCACTTGATCCTACCTTTCTGTGTTGGGTTGTTTACAGTCCGGCCTCGGCCTCAGCCTGGGCGCGGACGAACTCCAGTGCTCGTGCGTGTCCCTCCTCGAGCGTGTGCGGAGCGTCATCCTGTTCCGAAGCGATGACTCCTTCGCCCACGACGGGGCCGGGAGCGCGCTTGGCCTCCTCCTTGCCCACGAGATAGCGACTGGCGTCGTACCCGAGGATGGTCTCGAGCCTGCTCAGGCCGACGGAGAGGTCCCCGCCGTCACCCGAGAGGTCGTAGACCGTCTCGATGTAGTCGTCTGCCTTGTCGCCCCAGGTGTCACGGTACTTGGTCCGGATCTGGTTCTCCTGGGTGGTGAGGCTCTGTGCGAGCCTTGCCATTTCCGCCTCCTGCTGCGCCTGCTGGTCGCGCTGGTACATGAGCTGGATGAGCTCGTTCTGACGCTTCTCCATCGTATCCAGGCGCTGCTGCACTGCGGGCGGGAGACCGCCCTCGTAGTCGTCGTCCACGTAGTCGTCGTCGACGATCCCCTCCGTCGCCTGGCCGAGAGTCACCGCAGCAGCGTCTTGCGCCGCCCGCGGGGACAGGCCCTGGGACTGGAGGTAGCTGGTCAGCTCCTGGTGGAGCTGGGGCCAGTTCTGAGGGTCGCTAAGCTGCTGCTGAATCTGTAGCCGCTCCCGGAGCTGTTCCGGGTTCTCGACGCCGAATTCCTCAGCGAGCTTGCGGAAGGGGGCGACCTCCTGGGTCTTGCGCGTGTAGTCGGCCTGCATGGCCCGCTTCACGGCAAGCATCTCCGGGGAGAGCGCCTCGTCGGGGATATGGGTGAAGGGCGCCTCAGCGTCCTCCTCAGCCTGCTCCACGGTCCCGTCAGGGGTTGCCGTGTCGTCGGTGGCTGCCGCCTCGTCCCCGGCGGCGGAGTCGGTGTCCTCAACCTGCGGCTTGCTCGTGAACTGCCCGCTCTCCGTGTCGCGGGCGACCTCTAGGGTCTCCCGGCTCGGGGCGAGCCGCTCCTCGAGTGCCGCGGTGGCACCGGAAACGTCGATGTCGGTGTAGCCTGAATCGGCGTTCTGTTCGGGCAAAATGCCCTCCTTGGTGAACGAGAGTCCCGAAGGTTATTCTCGTGGTGTCGGAAGCGCGCGGTACTCTGCGTCTTCCACAACTTCGCCGTCTACGACCTCTCGGTCACGGCGCTCAGCCATCTCGATCATGCCGCCGATGGCGGCCCCGAGCACAGTCTGGAGCTCCTCCCGCGTGGGGAGCGCGTGCTGGTGCTCCGTGCGCTGGGTGGGTAGCCCGCTGGCCCGGGTGATCTTGTCATCGAGGACGCCGACGACCGTGATGAGTTCTCTGGCCGAGACCTGATCGCTTTCGACCAGGCCCTCGAGCTTCGAGAGTGCTGCATCGCGGATCCTCTGTGCGTCCCCGACGAACGAGTCGACGGCTGCTTGCACTTGCTCGTCTGAGGGTGGTGCCGATCCGGGGTGCTTGATCCAGTAACGAAGGGTCGCCAGCGGGATGCCCGTGTCTCGAGCGGTCCGCTTCTGGTTACCCCCGTTCGCTGCCAGCACCGCCATGACGGCGGCCTTGTCCTCGGGCGAGTACGTGCTCCGCCCCGCCATTACGAGTCCTTGCTCTGCTTGGACTCGCGGGAGGCGCGTTCTTTCTCACGCTGCGACCGCTCGGCGTGCTGGAGCTTGGTGAGGTGCTGCTCCTCGGCGTGTCGCATCGCCTGGTTGTGTCTCTCCTCGGTGAGGCCGACGTTGTGCGCCATCTGCCCCATCTGGGCGGCGGACTTCGCCTGCTCTGAGAGGTGCTTGTCCTCGGCCAGTTGGATGGCCTGGGCGTGCTCCTCCTCTGTGAGCGGGTCGTTGCCCGCCTCCCCGACGTCGGGTTGATCGAGGCTGTTGTAGACCTCGGTGTCCATCGGCAGCTCTGCCACCTCCTGCTCGCTGGCGTCGATGCCGTGAGCCTGGAGGATCTTCGACACCACCGGAGCGGAGACCGTGGTCTTCGCCAGCAGTGACATCTTGGGCAGGTTGGCCGGGTCGACCTGCTGCTCGGTCTGAATCGCCTGAGCCAGAAGCTCGAACCGCCGCACGAAGATCTGTTTCATCTCCGGCGGGTAGGACTCGAATTCGACCGTCTGTAGGAAGTCGGCCGTGACGTCGAGAGAAGACATCTTGTCCTCGTAGGGGAGCGGCTGCCAGGGGGCGTCTTGGAGCGCCTGCTGGAGCTGTCCCCACTGCTCTTGAATCCCCTGCATGATCTGCTGGGGATCGTCGGGCTGCCCATCTCCGTCCATGTCGACATCCTGGCCGGCGTCGAGCATCTGCACTACCTGCTCGGCCTGCTGCTGGAAGTCCTGGATGGCCTGTTGCACCTGTGCAATCGCGTCCTCGTTCAGCGGCTGGCCGCGGCGCATCTTGTCGAGCGTGCGCTGGGCGAAGTCCTCTGCTCGAGCGATCTTGGCCTGGACACCCTTGAGGTCGGCCAGGTCGAGATGCCGCATGGCGGTGCGTGGGTCGATGAGCTGGGCCTGAAGCATCTCCATGATGGCGATGCGCTTGCCCTCTCGCGTACGAGGGAGGCCCGTCCCGTAGCGCGGCCGGAAGGTGAACCCCCCGTTGATGTCCGCGCCCTTGAACTTCTTCACCTGGACGGCGCCGCCGGTTCCCCGGATCTTGAGCGACCGCTCCTCGGTGTAGTATTTCTGTGCGTAGGAGGCCATGAGGTGCCCCGCCTTCGTGAGCGAGTCCTCGAGGCGAATGATGACCGGACTGAGCTGGTCGGCCACCGCCTCCTGCATGGTCTCCATGAGGTGTCCCGAGTCGGTCCGCGGCGGGAGCTGGTCCCGCTGGGACGGCGCGCGGCTGAACAGCTTGTCCAGTCGGGCCATCGCCTCGGAGACCGTGGCGAACACGTACTGCGGGAGGTTCGGAACGTCCCTCCACTCGGGCTGGAGGTTGTTGATCGGGTTGAAGAACAGGATGGCGCCCGGCTCCGAGCTGACGACGTTCCGCTCGACCGACCCCGTGGGGGCGATCATCTGCGGCTTGATCGTCAGGTTCCGGTACTCCGTGATCTGAGACAGGGCCTTGTTGATGTCGTCCTGGTCCGGCCTGGCGTCGGTGACGATGGGGCCGTCGTAGACGCTGTTCGGCGAGTAGATGCCCGGGAACTGCACGAGCGGCAGCTCGCTGAACGGGTACGGCCACTTGGCGTCCTGGAGGATCCTGTTCGGACCCTCGATCCAGGCGACGTAGCGGCCGTCAGGTACGGCGGGACACGGCCGGATGTACATGATGAAGACCGTCCGGGTCGTTGCCTCCGGCTCGGTCTCCGTGATCCCGGGCGCAGGAGGAACGAAGTCCTCCGGCATGGAGTTGGGAGTCGTCTTGATTCCCCAGCGCGCCTCGATCTCGTCCGGGTCCATCTCGTGCTTGCAGATGGCCCACACGGCGTCGTCGAATCTCGAGACCGTTGGGTCGACGAGGACGTTCTCCGCCGGCATGACGTCGACGCGAATCTCCCCTTCGTAGACCGTCTTGTACACGAGGTCTGGCGCGCGGGCCGGGTCTAGGCCGGCCTCAGCGAGCTGCTGCTCGAGCTGCTCGATGTAGACGCTGACGAGCTCCTCGTCGCGGATCGGCTCCCCCGACTGGGGGTCGACCGCGTAACGGATGGCCTTCCCGGCTAGAGCGTCCCACGTGATCCGCCAGAACCCGCCCGAAAGCCCCGCCTCCATGAGCGCGTCCTGCGCCTTGGAGTTGAGGTTGAGCGTGTCCCAGAGGTACTCGTAGAGCGACTCGGCCATCTGGGCGGCCTTGATGTCCTTGTCGGCGCCGGAGTCTGGCTCGGCGTTGATCGTCGGTCGGGTCTTCGTGAGCTGGGCGACGTAGTGGACGAGGCCGGGCTTGATCTGGTTCGACTTCAGCCGCACCTTCCACTGCGGGCCGGTGTCGACGTTGAGCGTCTGCACCTTGCCCATTCGACCGTTCCAGCCGACCCACTGATTCCCCGCGTAGTAGGCGCGGTTGAGCGCCCAGTCCTTCTTCAGGGAGTTGCGGGCCTGCTCGGCCGACTCGCGCTTGGCCGCGAGCCTCTGGGCGTCCGTGAGGTCACGAAGGCCGACGAAACTGCGTTCCTTTTTGTCAGCCATTGGGCCTCCTTACGCTCTCTCGACGGTGGTGCTGAGCGCCTGCGCCTGCGAGAGGAGCTGCTCAGCGACCTCCTCGGGGAGGTCAGGGTCGTTGTTCAGGCGGTCGGCGATCTCCTCGAGGTCCGGCCCATCGTCGACAGGCGCAAGCGGCGGATAGACCGTCGGGGACTGGGGCGATGGTGTCGCACCAATGGAGCGTTGGAGGTTCACCATCTCGGTGAGGGTCTGGACCGCCAGCTCGAGCGCGCGGATCGTCTCGCTTTTGGCGTCGCAAACCTTGCATTTAGGTGCGGGCACGTGCCTCCCTCGCGGCCTTCGCGGCCTCGTAGGCGCCCCAGGCGGACTCGACGAGTGCCCAGAGCGAAATGACGGACAGGAATCCGATGCTAAACAGCAGGCCCGTGAACCACGCCACCGGGATCATCACGATCCAGAAGGCGACGCGTCCCAGGCTGAACCACTCGGCCGAGCTCACCACTGATCCCCGAATGACTCGTGCTGCATGGGCTGGCCTAGCTCGGCGATCTGCTGCGCGGCCTCCTCGGCCTCGGACAGCGACTCCGGCCGCCAGCTTGTGTCTTCTGCCACTTCCATCGTCGGCAGGAGCACGCCGGCGACACCGATGGCGATCTCCGTTGCGTCCAGGAGGTCGTCGCGGTTGTCGATGCGCTCGCCGTCGAAGGACACCCACTGGTCGATGAAGTCGACGTGCTTAGCGTGGATGCGGATCTTCCCCGTCTTGAACAGGGGTGACATGGAGATGATTCGCTGGTTCTTCTTCCCCTTCGAGAAGACGGGGATGACGTTCGGGAGGCCCCGCATCCGCGAGACCTGCTGGGCGTAGATGCGCTGGAAGACGTTCGACTCGATGCCGATCCGCTCCGGGCGGAACTCTGCCACCCACTCCCCGATCATCTCGAGCTGGTCCGCGTACGGGATCCGGCCCTTGTAGTACTTCAGGATGAACGCCTGGTCGCGGTCCGGCGTCAGCGCCAGCACGACCATTGCGAAGTCGTCCTCCCCCTCACCGGTCGCCGGGTCGACGCCGATGTACTTGTGCAGCCGGATGCGGCCGTCGGCCGCGCGCGGCATGGGGATGGAGTCTGCGTCGCCGGTGTCCTCGCGTCCCACGGTGTAGTAGCGGAGCCACTCGCCGGGGAGCGTGAGACCGGACATTGCATCGAATGATGCAAGGTACTCCTGCGCGAACAGCGCGGGGTGCATCGTCCGCCGCTCGTACTCGATGAACTCCTGCGAGAGGTGCGGGTTGTCGACGCTGGTGTACTCGACGCGGAACTGGAACTGGTCCTTCAGGGCCTCTCCGACGAAGAACTCCTCGTAGAACCAGTTCTTTCCCTTGGGGGTGGTCGTCGTGATGAGGCAGCCCGGCTGATCGACCAGTGACGGCCGGATGACGTCCCAGGCGTCGTGCCCGGGGATGGCCGCGGACTCGTCGATCCACAGGATGTCGAGGCCGGCGCCTCGGAGGCTCTCCGGGTCCTGCGCCGTCTTGAACTGGAGCAGGGTGCCGTTGTTGAACTCGATGAACTTCTCGGAGCGGTTCCACTTGTAGTCGCGGTCCTTCGTCAGCCCCGCCTCGCGGAGGACGTCTCGGATGGCGAGCTCAGACGGGAACCCGACCTTGTGGTCCTTGGCGAGGACCTGCACCCAGAGGGGGCGGTCGTCGTCGCGGCCCTTGAAGTCGCGGTGGAACTCCTCCGGGTGGAGGCAGTAGAAGATGACCTCCCACGCTGCGCCCTTGGTCTTCCCGCCTCGGCGCCCGGCCACGAGGTGGCGGAAGCGCGCAAACCCCCCTCGAGGGTCGGTGGCCGCGTGGAACGCGCCCTGGTAGGCGTGGGGCTGGTAGCCGTGGGTGAGGAACCAGTACAGCTTGGTGGGGTACCGCTCTGCAAAGCGGCTGAAGGCGTCTCGAGCGATGTCTCCGGCTCGATCCCGCCCTCCGGCGGTTACCGAGCGGACGTCCATGAGGCTCCTTTACTTAGTACGGA